ATTCCCATTTTATATAAGGGTTTAAACTTTGGTCCGCATCAGAATTTTCTTCAGCCCATTTAGCGTGTTTATCTTCTCCATTTTCTGGTCCTCCAACAAAATTATTTTGATATTTAACACCATTAACTCCTGTTAAATCACTATCTACCATCATAACAGCTAACTCTCTGGGGTTGGCAGTCATTTCATCAGCAAATTGATTTAATAACTTAGTATTTTCTTCATTAGTAAAAAAGTCAGATTCTGCTCTTGCTCTTTCTTCTGTACTAATATCAACTCTAATTCCGTTTGGATTAAGCGTTGAGTTAATTACTACACCAATTTTATCTCCTATAGCTTTTGCCGCATCAGTAGCATTATATGTATCAATTTTTTGATTTAAAAGATTTGTCATTTCATTAGCACTGACAGATTCCCCTGGAAGAATATCACCCTTTTCATTTACTCTTGCATAAGCCATATTACCATCATCATCAGTAAGAAATTTCATGTTTTTTAAATTACCAAAAGTAGACACCATCTCAGCTAATTCTCTTTCAGCTGAAGAATTAAGTCCGTCTTTAGTACGTGTTGCAAATTCTTTAAATTTTCCATCCCACGCTTCTGCATTATTTTTAAACTGAGTCCATCCAGCGCTTTGATTAGATTTGAATTTCATTAAATCATTTGGTCTTAATAAACCTCTTCTCATTTGATCTGCCTTTATAGCCAACTCATCAGCACTCTGTTGAGACGAATCTAAAGCAACTTGTCTTAGTGTAGGAGAGTCATACTCACCAATATCATTAAGAGCAGCTTGTTGCTCTGTAATATTTTTTTCTAAATCATCTTTTCTTGCTTGTCTTTTATCACGAATACCTGCAAATGTTTGCGTAATATCTGCAGCAGCTTTTCCCCAATCTACTGTAGATGTGGGGTCTTGTCTTTCGTAAACATCAAAATCTATATTTTTTTTAGGTGGTAATGCCATAGTTTATTTATTTTTTTCAGCCCAATCAGAAATACCCATCATATATAAATCATCAGGAGACACTCCTTTATCTTGAAATTTGTTATCAAAAAGAAACTTATTAAAATTTGATTGATCTCCTTTTTTTAAATTTTTATATTGTTTTCTACTTAAATCCATTGCCCCTAAATTAGCAGCAAATTGTGTGTCCGTTAAACTTCCTTGATATTTAGAATCACCAAACTGATTTGCTAATTTAGATCCCCTTTTGTCTGATGCACTTTTTCCATACAATGGAGCGATAGATGCAGCTGAAGTTAAAGCTCCACCTACACCTTGAATGCCTTGAGATATTCCTTGAGCTCTTGCAGCTTGTGCGTCTCTCATTCTTTGATTTTGTTCTTTTGCTCCAGCCACATCCATTTCTATAAGCTGTTGATTTATAGCTTCTTTAGATTCAGCTTTCATCATATTTAAGTCTGATATTTCTTCACCCATTGCAATACGAGTTCCTTCTGCCGCAGCTGTACCTTGAGCGCCTACTCTACCAACACCAGCCGCTAAACCTCTGGCGTCTCCCTCTTGTAAAGCCTCTACGTTTTGTTGTTGAATTGCTAAATTGTTTTCAAATTCTGCTTCATACGCATCTAAAGGAACATTTAATCCTGCAAAAGAATCTTTCTCTGCTTTTCGTTTAGCATCTGCCATTGCTTTAGCTGCTGCAGTATCTGCCTTTTCTGCAGCATTTTTTGCTGTAGCTGCTGCTTGAAAACCTTGTACTGCAGAGGCCGCCCCTGTTGCTATTCCTATTACTGCTGTTGTTACTGCTGCCATATTATATTTTTTTAATCATTTCGTGAGTGTAAGAAGCACCCTCAATAAAACCTATTTTTTTATATACATTAATTAAAGGTTTGTTTTTAATTAAAGCGTATATATATTTTTTTCCTAACTCTTCTGCTTTATCACTTATAGTTTGTATTAAAAGTTCTAAAGCTTCTTTTCTTTTTTGCCTATCTTTGTACTGCATATTAGATATTATCCAATCACACCATGTAGCTTTTGAATTAGTTATATACATAAAACCTGCACAAATAGGAATATCACCATCATAAACCATAAAACCACCCATACCATTTTCAGGTAAAAAATCTTTAGAAGGCGGGTCCCATCTCCAATCTTTCCACCACTTACACAGAATATCTTTATAGTCTGTTTTTTTTAGTGGCTGTATATTCAATTTCATTTACGCAAAGATAGTAAAATTCTAAGGAAAACTTTTCATTACACTACTACCTACAGAAAACAATTCAACAGCAGCAGTATTTATATTTTCAAGCGTAAAGTGTAAATAATATCCTCGTGCACCATGAGACTCTGAAACTGAATTTTTTAATCCTAAACAAAAGTTTCCAACAAGAGGAACGACACCTGCAGAATTTATAGTAATAGACGGCAAAGTAACTACCCCTGTAACAATATTTGTTGTGCTTTTTCTAACAATATTTGTAATAGGACCTATCAAAGTAGGAGGCCCTGCTGGAGGGTTTGGATTCAAAGGAGTAGGGGTTACTGAAGATGGTAGTACTTGATAGGCTGTATCCCCTATACTAACTACACTTCCTAAATCATCTAAGTTGAATGTTACAACAATAGCACCAATAGGTCCTGTTGCACTAAGTATAGTTCCTATACCAGCTGATGACCTTGCTTTAAAGTTTGTTGTAGATTCATTCTCTCTTAAGAATGTAAACCACTCTCCTTCTTTTTGAATAAAATAAGTAGAAAGCATTGATCCTGTACCTAAGTCAGAAAACAAAGAAGTACATTCCCACGCATCATCAGACTCATAAGACATAGTCTTAAACAGTTTGATGGTCATTGGATCATCATTAAAAACAGATGTTATTGTAGAAGTATACTGTACCCCATAATAATTATTACGTAATGAATTTGTATTATGTCTAAATAAATTTCCTCCCGACCATGTATAAAAGAAACCATTCATACCTACCATGTAGTCTGCTAAGTATGAATAAAAAGATGGCCACCCTTGTACATCAGGGCTATATGTTAATGTTTGTGGTTTTACTGGCATATTTATTTATTTATTATGGGCATGCTACAAGTGCAGTTATAACTCCATTACTTGAAACTGTCATTATTTTATGTGGACCTCCTGGGAATCTTGCAGGATAATCACCTGCTGGTAAAGCAGTTACACCGTTTTCATCTTCAAATACCCAGTCATGAACTTGTAAATTATTTGGGCTTAATCCAGTATTTGTATGTGGAGATGCTGTATAAAAATTAGTAGTATAAGTTTGACATGAACCGTTTATAACACCACGATCTTTAATGGATAATTTAACAGGACAATATGCTTCAAGATTAAATGCTGTTTGGCCACATGGACCATCTAACTGCATTTGCATTAAACCTGGGGTTGCATTAGGTTTTGGTACTACCATCATACTGAAACCAGGGGCGTTTGCAGTTAAAGTAACCCCACCCGAAGCTTGATTAGTATAAGGTCCCATAGTAACTGATGCTCCTAAAACAAATGTACTTGTGTTAGGATCCCAATTATATGAAAATCCGTTATATTGTACACCATTTGAACCGTTTGTATTAGTAATTATTCCTCCTGAAGCAAGACAGGTTGGAAATACCTGTCCACCACCAGTTCCACCACCACCTCCTATAGTTCCTATTAATCCTTGCAGATAACCTTCAGTAGCAGAAGAGTATTCACTTGCACTAACACCATCATAAGTCCATGTACATCTATCAGGAACCGAATATGGTAAAAAACGAATAATAAAAGCTCCTGTATCTGTACCCCCATCCAAAGTTATATTAAATTGACCTACATTTAAATTGGTCCCTGGTAGAAAACTTGATCCACAAGGAGCAGGAGGATTACATACTGCTTGACAAGCTGCTAATGTAGCATATTGACCATTACCAGTTCCTGGATCAACACAAGCGTTATTTACACAATCAAAAGAAACAGGAGGGTTACAAGCAGCTTGACAAGCGGCTAAAGATGTGTATTGTCCGAGACCAGTTCCAGGATCTGAACAAAGCCCAGTAGATTGGTCACAATCAAAAGAAACAGCATAACATGGAGTAATTGATCTAACTATACCAGGGATTCTGTCTCCAGTACTTTGTACATCTGAAGCTGTAATTCCTGCTGCCCAATCTGGACCCCAAACTTGTCCTACATAATCTTCAGGAGGTAATGGGTTTAGTTGAGGAGAAGTACCACCGTTAGTAGATAAGTCTTTATACTCTCTTGGACCAACTTGCACTGCCCAAGTACGAACTCCTAAGCCATCTAAAGCATCAAATTGCATTTTATAAACACCAACAGCAACAGGCGTTACTCCATAAGGATCTTCATATATCCAATCTGATAATCCTAAAACTCCAGGAGGCTGCCCTGTTGGGCCAGGTCCAACAGGAGTGCTGGTTGGGGTTTCTGGAAATTTGTCGCCTGGATTATAATAATAAGAATTAGGATTACTATTTCCCCAATTATCTACAGGTACGTGATAAAAAACTCTATCTATTGTATAATTACAAACATCTGAAAGAGGTGTTTTAGTTAATTGACCAGCTGGAGTTTGATCATCTTCCAAATCACCAAATTGAGTTGATGAAGGTATAGCTGTTAACAATACTGGACACTTAACATTAATTCCCCACCATGTTGATGTACAAGGACCCACTACACTTATTTGTAAATTTGTAGTAGGTATTCCTGGAGGAGATGGTACTACCATTACAGCTGGTTTAACGCTTAACCCAACAGCATTCCAACGAGTAGTCCCTCCTGCAGAAAATGATTGTAAATTTGGAGCTATAGGAAGATTATCGTTGTAAGGACTGGACGGGACTCCTAATGATGAATTACAAGCATTTATGTTAGTACCACAGCTACAATTAGGCGAAGACTTATTAGAGCAATTCCAATTTAACAATGTAGATTGATAGTCTCCTGCGTTATTAAACAGTCCTGTCCATCCAATAGAAGGAGGGGTTAGTGTATTACCTAATGGTGCGTTAGGAGTAGTATTGTTAAATGCCCCACCTCCAGGCCCTCCTGGAACAAAAGTAAAAACACTTCCAATTGATTGTGAATTAACAGTTCCAGCTTGCGATGTTATTAAAGGACCGACTGGATTTTGTTGAGAAAGACAATTATTGCCTGATGCATAAGTAGGACTATCAAAAGCTCCAATAAGTCCTTTTAAATAACCACCTGTGAGCTGAGAATATTCTGATCTTTTAAGCTCACCATAAGGATTTGAGGGAGCTACGTAAGTCCATGTACATTGATCTGGAACTGGAAAATAAGTACTGTTCTCTACACCAGGACTAAAAGTAACAATAGCTGCACCTGGATCAGTACCCATACCAAATTGAATATTATATTCACCAGTTGCTCCACCTCCAAAATTAAAAGGAGAACCGCAAGGTATTACGCAAGATTCACAAGGAACTGCACTTAATAAAACTCCATTTAAAATTTCACGAACAAAACCTCCAAAAGCATAAAATCCGTCAGGTGCTGGAGTTGTAAGAGCAGCATTACTAAAGAATGCAGTAGCTGCAAAGAAAGAAGTTCCACTCCAATGTATTTGTAGTTGATTATTACATGACATAATTATATATATTTTTTATTTTATTTAATTTTATTAAGGACATACTCCTGAATCTATTACTTCACCATTATTCCCTATTTGAACCCAGTTTTTAGGACCAACTGAAGGACCAGGCCCCGCAGTTACAATATAAAAACCATTTGCTAAATAAGTATTATCCTCACAATCATCTGATCCAAATACAATATTACCTATTGAAGGTATTGATCCTGTGCCATTAAATCCTAATACTCCAAGACTACCCACAGTTGTAGTATCTGTAGTACATGCTTGTAATGAATTTTGTGTAATAGGACCAAAGTAAGCTGATTCACATGGAATTTCACACTCACAACATGCAGCAAGAGCACTATCAGGACAGTAACATACAAATAGATTGTTATTGAAAATAAATTCCCAAACTAAATATAAATACTGATTACCAAGTGGCTGAGTAAATCCTAACTCAGTTGCTTGAAACACTCCAGTAGATGGGTTAATATATACACCACCATTAACTTCAGCAGCTGTAGCTAATAACAAAGCAATGTCAGCAGGAGTATTTGAATATAAAGTATTAGAAGATAGTATTTTAAGTTTATGAATTGCTGGATCAAAATCAAAATTATCAGGAATTATCTTCTGAGTTCTAAGGGTTATATCCGCAACAGTAGCAGGATAATTACCTATACCTCTTGATCCTACATTTATCTGATACTCAGCAGGTTGATTTAAAGTTAATATTGCAGGAGAAATTCCTACAAATGTATTTGTAAAAACACCATCTGTCCATCTATAATTAGTATGTATGGTTTCAGTAGCATAATTAGGTGAGTTAACTACTACTTGTATAAGTGTTAAAGGAATAAGAGGTGCACACTCTATTGTAATTTCATAAGTACTTGATTGTGTTGCTATAACTTGTACTGCTGCAATCGAAGGTGTGTTAAAAGGTTTTGGAAAACTAAAAGTTGTAGTTGATGCTGGCGTTAAAACTCCTGAATTATAAATCACACCATCATAAGTTATAATAATTGTAATACTACCTGAAGTTATAGTATAAGGAACATTAATAGTTCCCGTATTTGCACCTAAATCAACATCATACTCAAGAATTCCTGAGTTCCCAAGTTGACTAATAGTTGTATTACAAGGAAGTTTTTGTTTTGGTCTTGGTACTGATTCATTATTTATAGTTAACACATACTCATTCATATAAGGATCATAAGCCCCTAATTTTTGACTTGTTAAAGTTTCAGTAAAGTTATCTCTAAAAAATGAGTTCATGCCATAGCGAGAAACAAGTTGTAATTGATCATTAGTTTTACTTGAACCTCTTAAATTAAGTACAACACCTCTTTTAGCATCTGTAAAAAATATTTCACTTCCCCAAACAGCAAAACTTTCAGGATTAAAACTAATACCAAATTCTTCTATCCTCGCTATTTGTGTTCCTAATACTTCTTTTACTGATGCAATTGCCCCACCACCTGTAGAGTCTGTAATAACATTTTTACCTGTTAATACATAAGATATTCTGTCTTCTTGTAAAACTAATATATCAGTCTCTCTGGAATGTAATATTTGTATAGGTCCAAAAGAAGTTTCTAAGTCTTTATAATTAACTAAACCTAAATTAAATTCATTTAAATTATTAGAATTATTAGAGTCACTATAAACTCCACTATATGTTAATCCAGCAAAACGATCTGCTTCTTGAAAGTCTTGATTCGAAACAGCTAAAACTCTTTCCCCTAAGTTAAAACCTTTACCTACAGGACTATCTTGAATTCTAAAACTTTCTACACCATTTCCAAAAGTAAAACAGTTTATAAAATCTAAATCTGTAATCATAGGAACCCCTAAAGAAAGATCTTGATTTTGACCTCCGTCATCTAAACTGTATACAGGATTTGGTCCTAAATTAGAAAAAGTTTTTTCAGCAAGATGATTTCTGTTTTCATCAATATCTAATAAATCAGAAGCATCATAAAATAAATTAGGATCTGCATCTTGAGGAACAGTTTCCCATACCAATAAAGACCCTCCTCTTGTTACTTCAATAAGGGTAGCACAGTGACCATTATAATATTCTGTCCATTCCCAACATCTTGGTATACCACAGGAGTTTACGAAATACATTCCTCCTGCAGTGTTTTGGGTTACTGATAAAACAGCTTTAAAACTATCATTAACACAACCTGTTGATTGAGATACATTTAGAGCATTAAAAGGGAAAACAGGATTGTATGCATTGGTAAAACTGTAAGTTGTTCCTAATCCATTTCTAAATTCAATCCCCATTTCAAAACATTCATCTGCACTATTACAATTTACTTGACTTGTTAAATCATCACCTACTGCCCATGCGTGAAAATCTGGATAGTCAGTTGTAGAAACAAAACTTTTATCATATCTTAATGTTTTACTATCACATTTACCACCCCCTCCTCCTCTCCAGTTGCCAATTTTTATTCTAATAGTTGAGCCAGCTGGTATATCGTAAGGAACAACAGGACTTGCACTTTCATCTTCATTTAAAGAATAATTATCTATACATCCAGCTGAATATCTATTAGCTCCTTTACTTACCTGAGCATCCCTTGTTGTAGTTCCTCTATAGTAACTTGTTTTCGTAGCTTGAATAGTCCATCCAGATGGTTTAAGTAACATATATAATCCAGCTAAAGATTTATTCGTAATACCTTTTGTTCCAAAAGATTCAACTGCTAATACTGTAGTTCTCTCTTCGTCAGGAATTGGACCTGCTGTATCAACTTTTACTATAAGCTCATCACCTACTTTTATTAAATTTTGATTGTTACCATTTAATTGAAACCATACTAAACTTGGATCGTTTGCATTATTATAACCTGCTTCATTTTTTCCAGTACCATCTTGAGCATAAAATATATTAGAAAATATAGTAAAATAAGTGCCTTCACTGGGTTTAACTACAAACTTATATTTCGAAGCCCAATAAGGAGGTTTATTGTCAAGTGTTACTTTTATTTTGTTTTTATATACTGAGGTTTTAGGATCAAAAAATGTTGTATTATTATCACTTGTTAATACAGTAGACGCCCTACCTTTATCATCCATATATACAATTCCTGTTTCATAATCTCTGTTAGAGTGTAAACTACCTTGATCTGAAGTAAGAATATATCCAGCGCTACATCCAAATAAAACAAAATTATAATATAAATATTCATTATCTGTACCATCAAAATATTGAGTAGCAGGAATAGCAAGACTAAATCCATCTACAGGATCTCCAGCTGCTGTAGATAAAGCAGTATATTCAAATCCTTGAGGGCTACAAGTAGCTGTTCCTGTTCCTCCTGGAAATAGTTGATATGCCCGACCTGATTGTTCTAATAATGAAACAGCATCTTCAAGTGCAGCAGGAGGAACGGGTGTTATATTACTTATTCCTAAAGCAGTTGTGGAAACACTTGTTACTGTTGCTCTAAACCCTGTTATATTATCTTTAACTTCATCACCAACCAGAACACCACTTGGTGGGTATATAGTAACATCGGTAAAATCAGTAGCAACATCTACTAAAGACCCTGTTATACAAGGACTTAGTGTAGGTGTTACTGGAGGAATTTGTGGACCACATAATGTAACTCCACTTCCAAACAAAGTAGCAGTACAAGGTGAAGGAAATGGAAGGCCTGGAACACATGAATCTCCAGCATTTCTACCACCATTAATTAATTCAAAAGAAGTAGCTGGCATAATTTCTAATGCTTCTGAATAAAATTTATCTGTTAATGTTGTTCCTAAATCAGAGTTATTACAAGGGTAAAGATTTTGAGCTAATGTTCCTTGGTTTTGTGCTATTGAGCCACCTATTCTATTTTTAAATTCTATAGACGCACACATAGCGGCAACATCAGTATATCCACCAACGACATTAACGGTAAATGTCATACTTATAGTAAATGGAGAATCTTGAGTATATCCACTTGCAGTTACAGTTGTAGAAGCCATTTCAAATCTAAAATTAAATGTTGTTCCCTCTACAATTGGACCAGATGCTGGATTAGCTTGCGATAAATCCCATGTAAGAACAGAGTCTTGTCCTGGTACTGCAGCTACAGTTGTATCTATGTTGTAAGGCAAGTCTGAAAGAAAAGGATTAGGATTAGGAGTAGCAGATGGATCACCTAATGTTACACCTGCAATATCTTCTGAAAATGGTTGTGTATTATAAACTATTTTTATTTCAGAACCATCAGGAGCATCTTTAATATCATACCCATCTATATAGTTACCATAAACCAATCTATTACCTTGAATAGTTTGAGCCTTAGCAATTCTTGGAACATTATCATATAATCTTAATAATTCATCTGATCCTAAAGTAGTATATATTTCACTATTGTCAAATAAAATAGTTTGAAAATCATTATTAGCCCAGCCTTCTTTTACTTTGTTATATCTTTTAACTACATATATAACATTACTTGTAGTTTGTTTATAAAGTAAATCTACTTCTATTACCCGTTTTGATCCTGTAGAAAAGGTAACATTACAAGCATTAAACCTATTAAACATACCAGTATTTAAATAGTTTTGAATACTAAATTCAAATGGTCCAGGTTGAAAAGCAGGCTTTGAAAATAAAGATGTAGCACTATAACCACCGTCTTCATATCTATACCTATAAGCAAAAGATAAAAATCTTGTCTTTATATAATTTTCTTGTCCTCCAATACTTATAGTATTAGGTAGTGCATTATTATTAGTTGGTGGCTGAACATTAATTAGCTTTACAGAAGGAGTTGCTAAAGGACGAATTTGTGTAGCAGGATCGTAGTATTCATATCCAGGTGGTTTTAAAATTACACTAATATCTTCTTCAACTAAACTATCAATACCACCTACAGGTAAAGGATATCCTGGGGATGGTTTTGCTATATTTATAACTCGTGGAGGATTTAAATCGTCAGTAAAAAATAAAAGATCTTCTATCTTACTAACACCTGTTATTAAAAATTCTTTATCAAAATTTAAAACAGAAGTACTTATAACATGGTATATTAATGTAGATGTTTGTGTATTATAAGAAACTATTAAATCAACTTTACCTGTAACAATAGAACTTGTATTAGCAGGATCATTTATAAACCAGTAGAGTGTTTCATTAACTCCATCTTCGTAACAACCAATAGTTCTTGCTAATGGACTTATACTATTACCTAAAAACTGAACAGCTGTAAGGGAAGTATTACCTTTAGAGTTTTCTACAGCACCTATTTCAGTAGCCTCAGTAGATCCTAAACGTACATTAAGAGCGTTTATATATTCGCCTGGCGGAACTAAACGTTCATCCACGCTTTTATTCATCTTACCTCCTATAAAATTAGTTGATGATTGTGCCATATTATTTTATCAATTTATTCTGACCTCTCATGTTCATCAAAAGCCTTCCTGGATGTATATTACTTAATCTTATTTTAGCATTTCTTAATAAAGAAGATTTATCTTTTCTTGCCCTGTTAATAACATACTCTTGTGCTCCTTGTCTACTATTTAAAATAGCATATTTAATGTATGCATAAATAAAGTCTTCAAACATTTTATTTACACTTACGTTTGAGTCATCACCATTCTCCATACCATCAGAAACATATTCTAATACCACAAACTTACCTGCCATTACTGATGTAAAATTAATTACACCTCCTTGTTTGTTAATGCTAAAAGTAGGATTTATATTTGCAGTCTCAGTGTTTAATCCAAACCTTGCTTGTACATTATAATCAAAACACCAATTTCCATCAACACACCATCCCATCTGACCATTATAAGGGCCACTTCCTAAATACATATTTTGTTGTTGACCTGCTAATCTTTCTATATCAAAGAAAGAATTATGAGGCTTAAGAACATTACCGTCTATATCAAATAATATATTACAATCATGATCTTGTAAGTAAGCGCCACTCCAATTAGTTTGAATATTTTCTGTTAAAGGAAAAAGCATACCATCTCTCATTTCTGAAATTCTTACCCAATTAACATAATCTTGTGGTAATATAAATCTTAACTGATCGCAAACTTTTAATTCTAATATCTTTATTTCTTTCATTGCATCATAATTCAATTCCTGAATTCCTCTTTTTGCATGAAATAATACTTGATAACGATTAATGTTATTAATTAATTCATTGTTTCCTTGATACATTAACATAAAGTTATTTACAATATTTTCTAATGTAACATATTGATACGAACCCCAATTTGCATCTGTAGGTATATTTTGACTATTTTCATAGTATTGATAATCTGTAATATATGCCATAGTTAACTTGTTTCTTGTGTATCGTTATTTTCTTCAGTTGATCCAAAATTATAAACATCAGCCTCTCTAATTTCTATACCTACATACTGACAAATTTTAGCTATTAAAGTAGGTTCATCAGAATCTGGTAATTCAAATTCTTGAAAGTCAGCTTGAGTTGGATCAAATTGTGGTTCTCCTAATGCTAAATTTTGAAAAGTCCATCTTGGAGAAAGTGGATATCTTATATATTGTGCTTGTATATCTCCTATATTTAAAATAGTAGAAGGATATACTGTAATTGTATTTCCATCTAATACATATGCTGGATATGTTTTAGTTGGTGCTGTTAACATAGAGTTAGTTAAAAGAAATATTTTATTCTGACTTACTCTTTCTACCTCTCTTGTATTAGTATTAGAATATATAACATAACTGTCTCCTGGAACTAAAAATATATTATTACTTAAAGTAATTGTAGTAGTATTTACTACTCCAGTTATATATGCTTGTTGTAGAGTATTTGTATTTACTACTATCGCCCCTATCTTTGGCGTTGGAGCTGAAGCTGGTATTGTAGTCCATCCTAATGCAGCTGAGTCTATTAATTGATTAGTTCCAATAGCTGTTGCAGTACCTGTAAATAAAACAGTAGAATAATAAAATAATTTATTAATTAAATAATAATTATTAGGTAAGGAATAAGTATTAGCAATGTTTTGTGCTAAAAAAACTTGAGTAGAAAAACCATCTATTACTTCGACTAATCCTTTAGTTATATCTGCATAACCAGTACCTGATACTCTTGCGTTTTCTTTATTAATCCAATTATTATATGAATAAAAGTAGTCCTCAAACATATCCATTTGCGCTTGTTTTGCATAAAGATTAAAGTCTTGTGGAGATATATATCCGTAGTTATTTTTATTCGCTATCGCTAATACAGTATTTCTTACTTCGTTTATTGATGCCGCCATATTATTTAAACATTTTTACAAAGATAATAAAAAAAAAGAGGTCCACTTTATTTGTAGACCTCTCTTAATATATATAACAGTACTTATGCTAAAGTAACACTTGTTGCATAAAGTATAGTTGGTTTTCCAGACACTACAGGAGCAGAAATTAAAGGCATTTCACCTATAACAGTTTTCCATTCAGACTCTAAAGTTTCAACCATAACTGTTTCAAAAGCTTTTTGCCAGCTATAATAAGCTTGAGGTTCTGCGATAGTAATAGTTAAAGTATCATTACCTGCAGTCTTAGTTTTATACTGAAGAACAACAGGAGTTACTCCAGCTCCAGCTGCAGTTGGAAGTACCATAGCTATATTGTCTAAACTTACTAATCTACCTCCGTAACCATTTTGTGAAATAACTACAGCAGCATCAGTAGCATTATCATCAAAAATTAAACGATCTATACTTAATGAAGTATCATCATGTACTTTAGTAACAACAGCATTTCTACCAGCTGTAGTATTAATAACTACATCACCTACATTAACATCAGTTAAAAAAGTTCCACTTGAAACTTCAAATTCATAAGCATTATAAGCTGACCAAATTTTAAAAGTAGCTCCTGAAACTTCTAAAGCTGCATTACCATTTCCAGCAATACTTAAAACAGTATCACTATCAACAGCAGTTACTGTAGAAACAGTCCACGTTGTAGTTTCTAAAACTACGTATCCTACTGCAACCGTAGCACTAAAGCCACCCGTTGCGAAAGTTAATTTACCAGCTGTAGCTCCCGAAGAAGTTCCTACTATTGCTGGTGTAGCCATGTCCGCTGTTACACTGTAAAGCGGGAGAGGCACATTAATAAACTTTCCCATTACGCAATAACGATTCCAGAAACAGCTTTAGAAGGAATTAATTTGTAAACTACTCTTGTCCAAGAAGTCTGAAGAGCAAATACCATTGCGTCTTGAATTTCTTTTCTCATACTAAAAGCTACTTGAGCAGCCGCTGTAATTGTTGCAGTATTTCCATTTAAATAAGTAATAACTGTTTCTACATTTGTTGCACTTGCAGCAGTTACTGACAGGACTTCATTTACGTTAATTAAAACGTCCCCAGAGCCTGTAACTGGGATTGATAAGAATTTTTCCATTTTATAAAAAGTTTTTAATGGGTTAATAAAGTACAAAGATAAACAAAAAAAAAGCACCCTATTAAGGTGCTCTTTCTGTAATATATAATAAGAATTTATTTTTTCTTATTCATAGTGTTTTTTAATAATTTATAAGTTTCTACTCCATCATCTGTCTGAAAGTAAGAAGATACAATATCATTAGGTTCTTCACCATACGGTACTGTTAACATTTTATTTTTATTTTTAGATAAGTTAAAATAAACATCTCTGTTTTGATTTCTTAATTGAAGTAATTGTTTTCCAAAAAACTGAACAACATCATCATACATTTGTAAAGCAGGATCATTTAATACGTCAATAAACTCTTCAGGATAATTTCTTGAGAAAACCAATATATCTCTTTTAAGTTCTGCTGTACTTAGTTTATCTGAATTAGCACCGATAAGAACTCTTGCTACTGTTTCAAGCATTGCAATATCTAAGTCTCTTGCTAAAAGTTGAGCATCTAAAATTAATTCTTCAATCTCTAATTCTTCAGCAGCATCTTTTTTGTTGTCTATTTCTTCAAATATCATTCCATTTCCAGGATGATAGTGTAAAAATTCTTGAAGAACTTGATTAGCTCTATCTACACTTAAGAATCCGTCTTCAAATACAACGGGTTCTAAAATAGCATTTCCATCTTGCTCATCTTCAAATGGGCTTTTTTGGTTTCTTGCATAACGAAGAGGTCTATTTGTACCTTTCTCTTCATCAAAATAAAGTAATGAGGTTCTTTTATTGTGGTTTGAGGCTAACATAAAGCACAATGGCGCTACGTCTCCTTTTAATCTGTACTGTTTTGTAACAGCGGTTTTTGTTTTTTTCATTGAATATAATTTAATTAAAGTTAAAAAAGGGGAGGATTGCTCCTCCCCTAATAATTGTTATTTATTAATCTCTAAATAAGAAGAAGTTGTTTGCACCTAAAGTACATACAGCTCTTTCAGATAAGAAATTAACAGTCATTGCATCTAAAGAAGATGTTCTTGCTCCACCAGCTGAACCAGTGATCCAAGTTTTGTAACGTCTATCTTCAGTTTCAGAAGCTCTGTATCTTACATGTAAGAATGGTCTCTTAGCGTTCTTACCTAAGATTTGGTCATATACAGTAGTTGAACCAGCTGGAACCATAAGTCCATTCACTTTTCCACCTTCTAAACCACCTCTCATAGTAGGATCATTTAGGTATTTCCAGTCAGACTTATAGAAGTCATAACCTCTTCTAAATCCTGTGAAACCTAAATTAAGAGCCATCTCTTTATCATTATCAAATAAACCATATGAAGTACCACCCGCTCCGTAAGAGTTTTGTGCTGCTAACATATCATCTATATCAAATGAGAAATTTCTATTTACAAAAATTACATTTTCTTCAATAGAACCTTGACGGTCTAATCTCTGAATAACACTATCAAAACCTGCTAAAGCTACTGGGTTACCCCCGCTCCAGATATTACCTCTGTTTTGTACTGCAAAAAAGATACCATCAGATCCAGATTGGTTTGCAACCGATGCACCAGGAGCATTCTGGATAAAATCTCCAGCTCCAGAAAGTGCGTCTGCTGGAACCGCTTCCACCATTGCTGTTTCTAGGTAATCTTCAAAACGTAATCTAGTTTCGTGTTCTGATTTTAGGTACCATAAGTAACCATTAGCTCCATTTTCAGTTGTAACTTCAATCCAACCAATCTGAGCCATGTCAGAACCATTAACCGTATACTGGTCTTTGATGATAATAGGCTTGTTGTCAAAAATCAAATCTTGAGATTCGTTTGATCCAACCATACCTGCTGTTCCTTTAGCAAATTCAGAACCATATATAAACATAGTAGCTGTAGTTCCAGTTCCTGCCCAAGCTTGTCCTGTCGCTTCGTAGTAACCTACTGTAAAGACGTTAGGGTTTGCTGCATCAGGTGCTATAGTTACAACTGCTTTGTTAGATAATGTTGTTCCATTAGTATCTAAAGAAATCATTACAGTTTGACCAACTCTAAT